GTCTATTAAAATTTTAAAAACCTTTTTCTTTAAGAAAAACTAATTATCTATAAACCTTTAGAAATCGATTATTCATCATGGATAATAGGACGAAACTTGCTGATTAGCACCTGGACACCAGTCTGATTTGCTAATACGGGAAGAAAAGTTCGACTACATTGAGAGAAGTCTGTGAACTTATTAGGCCAGACATTCCAAAATGCCCCCATTGTACTGATGTAGTCCTCTACCACAATTCTATTGTGTTTCTGCTTACCCCTCAAGGGGCAACTCCCCTTTAAGAAGCACCTGCAAACTGTCTCGAGTTTACTTGGGAACCATCCCCAAACCGCCTCTATCTATCGAAATATATGAGTCATGTTTGCCGCACTGATAATTACCTTACGCTCCTCGGCGGCACCCATTCCAACACTAAGTCATGGTTGAGCATGCTTGCCTTTGTAGAGCTAGTTTTTAAAAACCTTACTTGCCTCGGTTGTGCTAAACTACCCGAACCCATCAATGCCCACTTCCTCACCCAGAAATTCAAAGACATCCCTAGTGATGTGTTGTGCGATACTATATTTAAACATGCTGCTACCATGAAGTCTGGACTCATGGTCCAAGACGGAGTGATTTGCGGCTTAGGCTTTGGCCCAAAAGAATTCATAGCGATCCAAGAGGAGTGTGCTAAAGAATTGCACAGGAGGTGCCCAGGGATGTATCCAAAATCAGTTGATGAATTCCAAAAGAGATGGGGCGCTGGAGAGGGAGACCTCTAATTCGCCAATGGAGTCTACCCTGATAGACTCAGGACCCCTGATTACTGTTGTTGGTTGGCGATGGCTGACCTCTTTCTAGATTATGCATTGAATTATGCTTCTAGAGATATGAGCTACGACAAGGTCCCACTCTCGCTGCGTACTTCTGCAGCTTTTCGTATTAAATACGCCCTCGAAATAGGGTAAACCCCAGCTGAAGAGGACTAACTCATTTTGCACACGCCATCCAGAGAAAAACCCTAAGCCACAGTAGCTAATGAAGATATACATAAATTTTTGTCTAAAATGCGCTCTGCAAAGATGCACATTGAGGTTCTTGCTACAAAGAATACTAGGAAGATCAGCATGCCACAAGTGCCTTTTATCTCCTTTTCAAATGGCAAAGTCGGCCACATAGTGGCAAGATAAGCTCCTGTCTTCATAAAACGTCCTGTTATAAGCTTCTTCATTGAAGCCATGAACAAGAATGTTCTATTCTCGATGAGAATTAGGATGGACGTTGATAGTTATGTGGGAGAACCAAAGTCTAAACATTTAACTGATTATGAGGAAATGTATGACCTTTTAGGAGAATACGCAGGACGTGGTTGGAATTATTTTGGGAATCGCGCTGGAGCTAAGGATAAATAATATTTCCCTCAACTCGATGACTGTCTGAAACTGCTCGCTCATGCAGACGGGAAGGCGCTTTACGAAGTCATTGCCCCAATGCCCGAAGAAGAGGAGGGCGAAGAGAGAATGTCACAAACCGAGGAAGAGCTTGCCAATGAAGAGCTATATAGACAAGAATTGGAAGAATAACAAAGGAAAGAAGATTTGGATTATAACCATGCCATTGCGTCATATGCAGCTGAACAAGTCCCAAACCGCGAATAGGCGGTCCATCCTGAACGTGAAGATCCAAAGTTTTAGAATCGCACCATCTAACGCGAATAGAAAGAGAGAGACATCGCCAGAGAATACGGCCGTTCACCTAGTCCCCTTTATTAAAGAAAGACAATTACAAATAACCGCTCGAATGAGGAATAATTCGACGATAGACAACCACGCAGGGGAGGTCGCCAAGGAGCGAGATAATAGGATAGAGACCAAGAATCTACACTACGCCCTCCTAGAGACCGCAGAGAAGGTAATCAGCCCAATCCTCAACAACCGCCCCCTGAGCCACCAATTGCCTTTACCAAACTTGAAGTTAGAGGCCAGGCCACTACCGGGCCATTTGTTTTTACTAGAACAGACGTCTAATATGACTCACCACATGCTCTTACCGAGCCTAAAAAGAATCTCCTTAAACGCATGAATGACCTTGCGCCTAAAATTACCTGTCTGAATGGAGAAACCTACAGAGCTTCAGTAATAAGTACAGGGAACAAAAACTATGGTCACCCACTTAGCCGTACCGTCACAGATTCTTTCACATACTTTTAGTTGTTTGGCGTTAAGTCCAAATTCTATGATTATGTAATTGATATCGGTGGTAAACAAAAGACCGAAACCATGCTCGGCCAGGCTTACGTGAATTATTCTAACTACATTTCGATCAGGCCAGCCGACAAGAGTTATGATAAACGTTATGTAGAAGTTAACAAAAATCTCAAACAACACGTTGGCTATGCCTCAGCAGCGACCGCTACCACTTTCACTAATTTGAAGGGTTCTACCTTCTTGATCTTGGCTGTAGACTGTATTTACTACGAAGGCGTTAATGAATTTATCTAAGCCATGATGCTTGGACTTCCTAAAGGCAGCTGTGAGGTGGTTGGAGTTTACTAAAATTACTCCCCCAAGTCTTGTCAGGACTCTAACCTTGTTACTACAGGAGTTTATGAGTATTCAGAAGACCCCGCGATAAGTGAGGGTAAATTCACAATTTCTAGTGATTAAAATGGACTGCGTCTTTTGAATGAACCAATTGACTCTTCCGGAGGGCAATACGAGCATAAGTTTTTAACCAATTACGACGGCACTTACTGTCGTAAAGGAAGCCCATTGTAACCTATTGAATCTCGTGAAACTGTCATACTTGAACACTACCCACTACTGGTGTTTAACCACGGAAATTTCGCCACAATAGCATTCAAATCTTACCTTGTCCCCAATAAGCCTCTTCTAAATACCAATCAGTTAATGAACAACAAAGGGATTTAGACTATCATCTCTGAATCTACGAAGAATGCTGTTAACGCTTTCAACAACTCCCTTAGTATCATCTAGCTCAAGAATAACTTCCCTATCGGCATCAGCATGGCTGAGAAAATTAAAGGACAATTCCTAGATACTTTCCATCGTACTACTGCGCTCCACGACGAGATTGCTAGGCAAGGAGACATAAGTACTTATTGCATTCAAAACGGGCTTATCGCCTCTACTTTGGACCCTTGTGTTGGTGAATTCGTTACATCTGACCCTAAGACATTCTTAGGTACTGTTTCTCAAGTTTATAGTAACACTGGGGCTCAATAAGCTTTGCTGTGGTTGGTCGTGGCCTAAGTGATTTATTTTTAGAAGTTCAGTATTTTGGGTTTGTGTTCAATCATTTTCTTTGCTAAATTGGAACATGTGATGAATGGACTCAAGCACTACGTGGTCCCTTTGAGCATTAAGTCACTTGGGGCATTTGCCACTTAACGGGTCATTATTCAGGCGTGCGTTGTCTTTTTGCTTTTTACCTCTTTCCCCTGTTGTTACGGAAAATAAACTGCAGATGTTCTCAAATTGTCAGATGTCGCAGATTACGCTAACATGTCTTTGCAAGAAATGGGACGCACCATTACTGATATGGCTGATAGTGGTTTAAATCCTTGCCGAGTTATCTTGGCTGTCCCTGAGCACGCGATGTATGACTATTTAATCCAGGCTTTTGACTGTAAGAAACGTAGCTATCTCTCTAATATACCAGGGTTCAACTGGGGATTTGAGGGATGGTCCGCCTTTGTTGCTTTGTTTAAAACAGACCCCTACGCGGAATACCGTGTTGCCTCTAATACTTGGTATGGGGAGGCTCTCACCCGTACCTATTATGTTCTCGGATACAAGCAAGTGGTTTAGAAAACAATCATTGAAACCTATTTCTGGCCCGGCATAATACTGTCTATGCTCAATTTCCTTTACTTTGGCAAATTTATTGGTAGCTCCACTTACTCATCCACAGCTATGACTCTTGGAATGTATTACTTTGCTTAATGGTTGCTGGAATTGACAATCCCCAGAGAGATTATCTATACAATAGTTTTTGTAGCTGCTGCTTTAGCTGGTTATCTTGCTAGAAAGAGCTGGGACGCCACCGTTCCTAAAATAGAAGCGGCGAGAGATGGCTTGAATGCAGCTGTCAAGGCTAGTGGAAAGAAAGCACTCGATGTTGTTTAGAAGTTTGGAAAATCCTAGAAAGAAACCAAACCAAAAGAAGCTTAGCCTAATCCTCTAGACATAGTTAGACCTGCTACTTAAATGTTTGGGTTTGACGATTTCGTCCAGTTGGAACTTGAAGAGACCAAGAAGAAGAATACTTTGTAATTTGAACCAGGACACATCTTCAAGACGGAAGAATGCAAAGAAGCAACTGGTAAGTAGACCAATTCCATATCAAAAATAGCGCTAGACGCATCAGTGATGGAGTCTGGAAAGGACGTTGTCTTACCAGCCACCGGACCAGTAGATTAATAGGCCTAAGTAAAGAACGCTCAGATAGCTTTGATAGAAGAAGAGAAGCCAGTCGAAAGGGATGACGAATAAGGTTGGAAAAGCTATTTGCCCAAATTCCTCTAGTCTGGTAGGTTCGGAAGAACACCCTCCTATAATCACAGAATCATAGGCGGCAGCTAACGCTATGGAAGTAAGAGCTATGGTAAAGAAAAACCCACAAGTGCAGACACCATTTCAAGGCCACTTGTTGAATATTGCCACCCACATGACTTTTCAAAGAGGCCCAATAAGCCTTGTAAGTTCACCAACGGAGGCATTAAATTTTACCTCGGATCTGGAGAAGTTTGCACAGCGGTCTAGTTTCTAGACCATTTAGCTGATTTCTAGAAGCCAAACAACAGGCGTATCTATAACCCAGGCCTCACAGGATACCCTGGCTACACCGAACCGGTTTTCGTAGAATAGAACGAGGTTTCTCTATACCATGCCCTCATTAATAGGCACCTTGCCCCCTAGCATGGTTGGACATTTAAGATGAGAGACAGATTCATTAAGTTTGCTAACAATAATGTCGCCGAATGGTGCACCAAACTCATGTTTAGACCTCTGAACACAGTGTCCCGTTAGTAGTACCTTGATCAACAGCCTAAAAAGAATAAAGAGTTATATAGAGTTGGAAAGCTTCGTGTCGACCACTCGAAATGGCAAAAAGTACCCTAATTAGAGGCTATGTTGAAAAAAGAAGAAGCTTGTTACGACAAACCTTCTGAAGTCAGGGCTCGATTGATTTTCAACCCACCATCGGAGTACAAATGGTGGATGGGCTTTATAAATGCCAATTTAATGCCCCAACTCGCACAAGAGTTTAAATGGTTTTGCCCCACTAGAACTACCGAACAACTCACCTCTTAGATTTTCAGAGATTATCAGAAATTCGAAAATCCCATTTTTATCAGCATGGACGGCTCTCAACATGATTCCCGCCAGTGGGACTGGCTGATAAAGTGCGTAGATGTCTAGCTCCTGGAACGATTAGAAGAAAGATTGATGACAGAACAAGTTTGGTCTCAGACTGAAAAGGATTGTTTTGAAGCCTATGCACTCACCACGGATGCCCACTACTATGCTCTTTACCCAGGGACGCGGTAGCGGATGTTCAAAGGCAGACTGAAAGGTACTGTGTTTTCAGGCTCAACTCTCCGTACTACCCTTGGCAACACCCTTCGTGTTTATTTGCTCTATAGCTATGTTCTGAGTACTATGTCGCATCAATGCCTACATAGACTTTATGTTGCAGGAGATGATTGTTTGTTATTATTGGAAGCTAAGAGTTTAGACAGTTTCATGAGACGCATGTAATAGTGTCACAGAGTCGATGATGAAGTGCGTCATCACGGTACTGGATACGTCGTCAAGAGTATTGACATACACCCAACTCATTTCTTCTTTCTCTCTAAATTCGGATGTGTGAGTCCTACAGGAGTACATATGTGTCGCAAAGCGCACCGCTACATTAGAAGTGGTAATTACACTACAAAACTCAGCAAGAACCTGGGACAAGCGCAATTTAACTATGGGATCACCTCATAACTCTAAGAACAGGTCGGGGGTACACGCCTCGGTCAGTCTCTTATAAACCATAGGCTCAATAATTTGCCACACAGTGAGATTAAGCGTGAAGAGTTTCTTGACCTAATTGGAAGGCCCTACAATGTCCCTTAGTATAAAGGTGACCATGTTTTAGAAGACTACATCCTTAATTACAAAGGGGCTTTGCTACATTTCTTTCCTAGTGTAGACATCTACGAAGATGTTTACAAGAGCCATGAGCCCGAAATGGTTAAGATCATTTTGGCCCCCCGCTACGGGAGAACCCCAGGAAGTGAATAGGCCCCTCTAAATAATAGTGATATTCTATTAACCAATTATAAATCTTCTAATAATTATAAGCCAGAATTTAAAATGGCAGACAGAGAAAGACCAAGAAACAGCAATTAGAACCAGCCTCCTTAAAATAACAAGGGACGGAACCGTAATCAAAACCGTAACAAGCGTCAAAAAGCGATGGGATAGGCTCAGATGTCTAAAGCGTTAGATTAAATTCGTGCAATTAATGCTCAGGCCAACAAAGCCTAGTTTAGGGGTTATGACCCTACGTTGCAAAATGTGTTGGCTCGTTGGGTAAACCTGCCCCGAGAAGCTTCTGAATACCACGACTAGCTCGGCCAGTTAGGCGTATCTAGCCTCAAGGACAAACTAGGCATTATAGGGATGAAGTTCCTAGAGGAAATGGGTGGCGTTTCTGACGCCAATGCAGATGCTGCTCTGAGAGACGGATTGATGGCTTCTTTGGCACAATTAGCTGCCTAACATGGAGGCGCTGCTCTTAGATGGATTGCCCCACAAGTGCTTGAAAAGCTGAAGCAGACCAGAGTCTACCAAGACTCTGTCTAGAGAGCCAAAACCTTCCTCCATGACAAGTTGGGTATTAATACCAACGATCCTTCCTATGAAACATTGGTTGAGGCCTAACAAGCCCAAATAGCTTAGTTACCAAACATTCCAAAGAATGAAATGACCACAAATGGTTTGTTTGAAGACTATGGCCTCAATGATGATGCTAATACCGTGAATGTTTAGTACATT